GCCACGTCATCCGGAGGTGCTGCGTCTGGCTGAGCAGGCCTACATTCGCACCGGCGCATGGAGTTCCTTGCTGGATATCATCCCATCCATGGCAAAAGCGCATGTGGGTGATGACGAGCTTAAATACATGAAACATTTTAGAAAGAACAGCAATCATTTGCGATCCAGCTTCATTCCCAAATACTTCTTTAAATAATTGATCTTCTTTGTTCCGTTCAAAGAATGGGAATTGGGACTTCATGCTGCTTGCGCTCTTGTTGCTTCTGCATTAGCCTGTCTTTCATCGATTTCTGCTGTTGTTCTTGCTAATTCTTGTTCTTGTTGCATTAGTTTTTCCTGCTCCTGTTTCTGTATAATTGCCTGTACTTCTTCTTCTGTCCTTAGATTGGATGGAGGAACTTGCAGAACTTCTGCAGTATTTTTCAGTATCTGCTGAGTATTGAAATACATTGGTATTGTCGGATCAATCTGTGCAAGTGGCATGATCATTTCAAACAATTGAACCATAGAATTAACTTCTCCACTCCTCATTGCAATTGAGATTGGATTTAAGTATTCAACTCTGAATCCTTCTTCAATTTCTTGAGGCATCTCACCCAATGCACCAGATTTAGTCAGGACATATGCAGTCCTTCTAATAAGTGGATCAAGAAGCTCCGATTCCTGTCTTGCAAGCAAAGGTCCAAGAACAGGCATACGATTACGCATCCTGACTGATACTTCTGTTGCAGAGAAGCGCATGATGTCTCCATCTGGAGCAATTGGACCAGGTAATTCCAAAACATCAAGGAAATATCCTTCTTTTATGGAATTTACTAATCTTGCATTAAGATCCTGTGCATATTCTATTCTTCCCATATTTGGAACAGGGAATATTGTATCTTTACCTCCTATTCCAACTGTATAATAGTTTATTGCATCAGGTGTTGTATCCAATGGATCAAGAAGACCAGAATCTGGAACAAACATTGGAGGTGATATTGCTTTCTGGACTCCTTTCAGATATACCTTCTCAACTTCATTAATCAAGCGCATATCAGGCAGGATTTCCCACGTTGGACCTCTTCCATATATTTCTCTGTCTGATCTTTCCCATCTTGCACATATATAGGGCATATTGTCATATCCTCCAAATGAAAGAACTTTCTTTTTTTCCTTCATGTAATGAATTGAGACATAAGGCCACATCCATCCTTCTGGTAAAATATCCTGATGAATCCATGAGGGTGCTACATAGTGTACTATATCAAATTCCTCCATTAACTTTTCACTAGTTGCCTTTTTTATAACATCTTCAGGTAATGAAGCAGGATCAAAGCGTGAAATCAAATCCTTTGCTGTTTGTCTGTAGAGTCTGAAGATTGTATCAATTTCCATTTCTCCACCAGCAGCCAATACACAATCAGAAAGAGGAAAGTTGCGGTAACGAGGGCCGACACCAGGAACATCTTCAACAAAAATGATGCCAGTACCAAAAGCTCCTGCTTCAAGGTAATACTGAAAGATTGCAGAGTGGAAATTTGATGATGGTCTTGACATATGGTACTTAATAATCCGTGTTGCATCTTCCAGCCATAAAGCAATGTGTCTTTGGTTATCCAGATAGGGGTGTCCTGTAGTTAAACGGAACCATTCTGCTCCCATTGGAGTGAATACATTATGTATATTAGAGGCAAAGCGTTTTAGTGATCTCATGGCTGTTCCTTCAAATGCCATTTCAAGTCTTTCTTCACCAAGTGAACGTTTTGAAGTAAAATCTGAACGATGAGGCAAGACATATTCTGCAATTTCCTGCCATTGTCTTTCCCAGGTTGTACGTTTTCCCTTCAAAAAGTCATATTGCTTTGCTAACGCAGTTGCAATTGGATCCTTTTCACCATGTACCATATTGTCTTCTATGCTAACTGTCTTTGGATTTTCTGGTTAATTAAAGAAGGAGCTAACTTCTTTTTCAATTCTACTCCTCTTCGTAATGAACCAGTTTCTCCTGATGCAATACCAAGTCCTCCTCTTCCATATGGATCACCAAGCTGATCTCCACCTTCAAGTAAAGGACTTGTTGTAGTTGTAGTTGTAGTTGTTTCATCATCATCCCCTTTCCATGCTTGACCTGCATCCATCCATCTTGTCCATTCTTCTTTTCCAGCATCCATGATATTTGTCCACTCTGCTTTTCCAGCATCTGCTGCTGTCTCTAGATTCACTTTACCTGCGCTTGTAGCTTCAGCAAGTCCAGTTTTAAAAGCAGTTAATAAAGTTCCTAAATCACCACCAATTGTTATCGTTGGTGTTTCAGGTAGTTGATCTTTAATATAACTAGCGGATTGCATAAAACTCTCTTTAGCTTTAGTAGTTTCTTTTGCCAGACTCGCTTTAGCTGAAGTAGTTTCTTTATGCAGCTTCTCTTTAGCTTCCGTAGTTTTAGTCATGACCGTCTCTTTAACCTCAGCAACTGTCGGAGCTACCCAATGAGAATGAGGAATATTAAATCTAGCCCAACGAGGTCCACCTTTTCTTGTATCGCATTTTGAGACTTCTCCAAAATAATCGAATGACTCTGAACTTGTCTGAACTAACTTATCATCTTTCCAGATATAGTTTACTTCTGTATATATTTTCATACTACCACCTTCCTTTTACCAAGTTTTTTAGCTTTCATTCCTGGAGTTGCTTCTCCTGGCATACCACCAGTAAGAATACTACGTCTATTAAATCCTGATCTGTCTCCTGCAAAATCATAACCTCTTACAGAAGTAGCCCTTGTTCCAGGTTCTTCTACTGAATCATCTCCTGAAGTTGAAGTATTGCCATTATCTTTTGTCTGGTCTGGATAATTACTACCAAGAAGATGATGACCAGCTTTTTGTGATGTTGTTCTTAACCAATCAGTTCCTTTCTTTAAAGTACCACCTGGCTTGGTATATGCTTCATTTGGTGTAGCTGCCTCTCTTGCCTTTCTCTCCAGCAAACTCAGATTTGATTTAAGTTTCTCAAATCCTTTGACTGGAGTATGTCTATGATACCAATGTCCTTTTCCAGCCGATTCTATCTCACCTTCATAGTCAAAAGACTTTGAATCAGTCTGGACTAGTTTGTCATCCTTCCAAATGTAGTTTACTTCAGTATATATTTTCATATTGTATCCTTATGCGTATAAGCGTTTAGATTTATCAACAGGAAAATAGTTCCATTCACCAGGACCTGCTCCTATTGCCTTCCTTTTACGATGCACAGGTTTCCCTGTAGTTGCAAACTTTAATGATTGACATGCATATCTTGTTGCACTCATCAAATCATCATTTGCCGCAACTATTCTACCATCCTTGCGGTGGTACATTCTTACTTCTTCATACCAATCCTTTAGGTAACTGAAGACTTTAAAACGGCCTGTTTCCATTCTCTGCAATAATTCCATTATGCCAGGTTCAATTGCAATGTCGCCTTTTGGATTTGTAAAATGGGTATGCATCATATTCAATCCCTGTTTACGATATATATCAGCAAGTGAATGACCTGAACCCTTATCATGCTGAGATCCATCATGGGGCCACACGACAGGAATCCATTTCCCCCTTTCTCGTATGGCAGCAGAATGTACAACTGGCGTTTGAGCAGACTGTCTGTAACAGTCATAAAGATATACTGTATCGGTATCACGATCCCATGCAAGCCAAACTGCAGCAGTAGGATGATCCCATCCAAAATCTATTCCACAGACTCTAGGCCAGTATTCAGGAATTGCAAATGGATCTATGTGTAGTTGTTGTTCTACATTTGGAAATACCATACCTGAACCAAAAACAGGGATACCCTTAGAACGCATTTCTCTTTCATGCGGAGGTAATGCTCTCAATATCTCTTCCTTGATGTCCTCATCCAAGTGAGGTGCGTCATCCCATGTCGCTGAGAACAATGCCTGTGAATTACCTAGCTTTGTCATAAATTGTGTAACTACTGGAGTCATCCCTGTTTCTGGAGTAAAGGTCATATACACAAGTCCTCCTGCTTTGAGGGATGCACGAAGTGCCTGTGAATATATATCCTGTGGAGGTTCTTCATCCAGCCAGACAACATCAACTGCCTTACCCATCCATTGCATCTTTCCCTGTTCATATGATTTGAAGATTAACTTTGAATTTTTACCAGACACATGCTTGATGACTACATTCTGGTATGCATTAGGAATACCTGGCAATCGTTGAGGTTGCCCCTTTATTAGTTCTTTTGGTATTGTGCCTTTTCCAAAGTCCTCTGGATCACCAGGTTCTCCAAGTAACTCTGCCTGTACAATATCTCTTGTATTTGCAGTAGTATTACCAGCAGCCCATGTTGTAACAGGTCTTTTAAATCTTGCACCAGTCCACCAATTAGGATATAAACCAGTTAAATGAAATGCCATCTCTACTGCACCACAGAAGGTTTTCCCAGTTTTGTTTGCTGCCATGAGAAGTCGCTGTCTTGCAAGACGACCCTTATGGTCTTTTGCATTATGGAATCTCTCCTGATATTCATAAGGTTTATAACATGACAGCCTATGGGTTTCTTCTACTTCAATAATTGCTTCTGCAATTTTTAATGCTTTTACTGCTTTACTCATCTGCCTGAACCATATGATTCTTGTATTTTAAACTTTTTAGGACCACCCCATTTTGATGTAGGTCTTGATCTCATGACTTCAACTTCAGGTAGCATACCTGTTATCTCCTGATATTTCTGACCTTCATCCCAAGTAAATTTCATTCCATAATGCTTAAAGACTGCATGGTACTTCTTTGCATATGCTTCTCTTTGCGGTTTTAATGCAGGAACCCATTTTGATAATCCATATCCTTTCTTTGCTTGATTCATTTCTTTTGATGCTGCAACAAGATTTTTCATATTTGCATAGAACTCATGTTTCTGTGAAAGTGTCTTGAACTTACCACTTTCTCTTGCTCTTTGTATAGAAACAATATGATCAATTTCTATTTCTTCTGACTTTCCTCCTACTCCATGTTTCTTGCCTGAATATGGTCCTCTCCAATATATACCTCCTTTCCCAACATTCTCTTCTACATTAACTCTTTCATATACTCTTTTCTTTTGGGATATTGTTTTAGAAGGATCAAGATGTTCTACAATATCTTCTGTATTTGATTTACTGATACTTGTTTCTGTAATATCTTCCCATTTATCAGTTGGTACTAACTTAGAAACCATCTGTGTTGTTTTTCTATCTCTATTTAAAACTCCTTGTACTACAGAAGGCCATCTCAGTCTACCAGATTTATTTAATTGTCCACCCCAAACTTCTCTTGAATCAATACGAGTCTTAACATTAGGAAACAAAGTCTGTAAGAAATTTTTTGTATCAAAACTCTTTTTACCATCTTTTTTCGTAATTCTTTTTTCTAATACTTTTGGAGAAGTAGATTTAGGTTTTGCTTTAGTTCCAATACCATAATCAGGATTAAGATTAACCCATTTTAATTTTTTCTTAGCCATATCAGTATCCTATCCAATCAGATTTAGGTTTTTCACGTTTACCGTTAAACATCCATGCTTTTATCTGTGAATATGGTGTAACATCACCCTTCTTAATTATCCCAGATTTTGAAATAACTCTTCTTTTACCACTTTCTCTTAGTTTCTTTATATCATAATCTGCAAGGTTTTGTAAATAGCCTTGTTTTTCTCCAACTCCGCCAAAGACTCTAGGCGCACTTACAAACACGGATGTAGTTTCTTTTGCATATTGTGATGCTGTTGGATCTTTAATACCTTTTGCCTGTAATTGCAACTTTGCAAAATATGGAGCTAAAGCGAGTCCACCAATACCAAGCAGGGGAGGAAGAATAGCTTTTGATACAGGTTTGAATGCTCCCCTGATTCGTTGTGAAGCAGTAAGAGCAGTTGATTTTGCTTTCTTGGAAGTCGAAATTGTCATTGCACCATGTTCTTTACCGCTAAATGAAATATCACCTTGTATTGTATGTTTCTTCCCTTTTGAATCCTCAATAATAAACATATCTCTTTTCGGTGTCTTTAAAGATTCTTTTATTTGTGTTTGAACAGCACTTACTTCTTTAGATATATCCTGTCCAGGTTTTTGTCTCTGACGAATGAGGGAAAGTTTATTTTGATTTTGTGCATATGTTTTCTGACGTACATCTTTGGACTTGGCTTCTGGAGATACAGTACCTTTTACTTCTATTTGTGTCAAATCAGTAGTTTTACGTTCCTTGCGGCTTTTTACAGCATATTGTTGTTTTGCAATATCTTGTTTTGATAATCCACCTCTTCTCTTTCTATAGACACCTTCTTTATCTAATTGATCCTGTATCGGAGTGTCTTTGGAATATTTAGTTATAAGTGTTTCAGTTGGTCTACCATATTTATCCTTTCCTACAACAACTTTTGTAGTATCACCTTTTGCTTCAGCAATTTTCAATTCATTTGCACGTCCCTGTTGTTCTTCAGTAAGTGGTTTTCTCCTGCCCTGATTTGTTGGATCTCCATAATAGCGAGGGGTCAATGGTTCTTTTACATGTGTAACTGTTGTAGATGCTCTTCGTGTACCTTTTTTTGGACCTTCTTCAACATAGTCTGCAGAATCTCCATAAAGCACATCGCTGATAGTAGTTGTATCATCAACATTATGTTTGAGCCAAGGTCTGTTTGCCAATGCAGTTCTGGGAAGTGCGCCTTTGGGCCACTTCTTATTTTTATCCCAGTATTTTTGTACTGCAACCTCATCTCTTAATCCTTTTGCTTGTTTCTCAAGATATTTTTCTGTAGAAACCTCAACATGTCCACCACCACCTACATCTTCTCCAAGTTCTACATTAACTTGTGACTTTCTGAATTCTTCTTGTGCAGAAGGAAATATTTCCTTTTCACCAAATTCAGGAGCTTGAAGTTTATCCAATGCAGTCATTCCAGACATTACTTTACTGAAAGGATGAATTATTGGTGTAACCTTTCTTGCTGTTTCTGGAAACTGAGTTGTTTTAGGATTATAAATCTTTTGTTCTATTGACTGCTGTGCAGGAGCCGTAATAATAGTCCCTTTTAATGGTACTTCTTTTACTTTTTTTGGAGGATATTCAGAATAAGAAATATTAGGATTGCTTTCAGGCATTCCTTGTTTCTTATCAAAATATATACGTTCACTAGATGGTTCAGGCCATAACCCTCTTTCTTCTCCTCCTTTTTGAGAATGTACTGAGGTTACATCAAAGTCACGTGCAGTATCCTCTCTTAAAGTAATTCCAACTGGAGTATCATCTGTTATATCTACTCTCAGTCCTGTTTTAACCTGACCCTTCTTTTCTGGTTCAAGACCATCTGGAAAAGGATTTGGCTCGCCTTCGCTTACTGATTTTACTGGTTCAAGTGTCTTATCAAATTTTTTTGTATAGCCCTGACCCTTCGGGCGTACTATAGAAGTTTTTAT